TTGTTCACTTCTATTTAAATGTTCCACGAGTGATGCGGAATGAACTAAGCAGCGTATGCGTACTCAGAAGCCCCAATGAATTCCATCATAGAATCAAAGGTCATAGTTGACATTTCGTCAGTTATTGTTTTGTACAGATTTAAAGACATCTAGTACTTCGGTCTACGTGTGGTACTACCATTCTCATTGCAATCAATTCCATGGCATCCCCATATGATTATGTAAATATACGAAATTATTCCGAAACTACCAAATCGGTTTTCTTTTTAAATTGCTTTAAATTAGGAAGATATGATTGTATTAATGGTATTTTATTAATAACGGTCTTTATTGATTTAAAATTACACTCAGTTATTTCCGCATCGTTTCCCTTTATTTTCCAATCTAAGGTAGCTGCGGTATAAAACACATCTCCTACAAATTTTTTATACCCAATATAATCCACTTCAACTATTCTAGATTTTGAATCATTTGCTTTTTGAATAAAATATCGCACAATATAGCCTCTATTATAATCCAATTCAGTTGGTGTTGGTATATGAGCGGATATTACCTTTTCATCAAAAGTACTACCATTATTTGATATTTCACTGTATCTATCTATATTCATTTTATTATGCTTTAGGTTTATTTAATCTAAACCCACCTGTTATTTCGGTTTTCCAAAGCATATCTGTAATTGTATGTTTTACGGATGTTACTTGAAAGAATCCCGTTTCTTCATACGCTTTTGGAATTCCACTTACTGTAAATTTATCGCCCCTTTTAATACCGCTAATACCATGCATCGTAAAACTAAATTTAATTGGCATCAATGCGGATACTCCATTTTGTTCACTTACTTTATCATGTCCATTTTTCAATGCCTCAAATACCAATTGGTCATTATATGCCGTAATGTAAGTCATTTCCTCAAGTGGTTTCGTAAAATCAGAATTGTCTTTTAACTCAATTTTTGGTGCGTATCCAATTTTACTTAAAAACATCTGCATTGCCTTTTCTTTGGCTTTCTCAGCAGCTGCTTCTTTATCTTTTTTAATCTCGTCTTTACTTTTATTTTTTAAAACTGGTGTAGCATCATTTGGTTCACCACGTTTAGCTTCTATACTTTTTAAAACCAAATCATCCGAATCAGAAAAAAGACCTTTTTTCTTACTTTTTATATCAGTTTGACTTCCATTAACTTTTTGTCCTAATCGGTTTCCAATTATCTGATTCATCTTTGCACCACTAATATCTAAATCCAATGCCGCATCCATAAAAACGGATTGTACACCGGATAATGAAAATTGATATGGCGTTGTGGAAGATTGTGGTGCCATGTTCATATCAACTACAACCAACTCGGTAGTATCTTCAGGAGCACTTTGTTCTTGAATTTGAAAATCCCAAATACCCCCTGCTGCAGAAGATATTCCATTCAATAGTTGGTATAACGCATCTTTTATAGAAAAATTCTTTGTTTCCATAATACCTTTAACAAATTCCATATTTATATAAAGGTCATCTAAAAACCCATACGTTAATGCATCTTTATTTATTCGTTCAATAGTTGTATCTTTCCCATATTGTATCTGCCCTTTGCCTTCAACATTACCGAATTTTATATCTTTATCGTATGGGAATAATACTTTTTTTTGTTCATATGATATTGAATTATTAATAATGTTAGTAAAATCTTTTTGAGTAATCCCTTCTGATGCTTGGAGTAATGAAAATTTAGGGGTGTTTGGGTTTGGTATAAATAGTTTACTTTTATCGGTACTAAATATTTTTGGAAATGCACTACATACGGTATTTTTTGTATTTACCCTTACACTAACTATTTTAGGACCTACTTTAAATGCCTGAAATCCAATTCTACTCAAAATTTCAGATAATGCCGAAAACTTTATAAATCCCGCATCACCAATTAATTCCGTACCGTCTGGAATCTCCACAGTTTTTGACGTTGTTGATTTTTTACCGGTTGCGGTTTTTCCTTCATCTTTTGTCTTGGCCCCTCCTCCAAATTTAAAACCTAAAAAACTAGTCCCCGATAATTGGCTGTTCATTTTAGCTTTTACATTTTCATCAACATTTATAAAATTCAAAGGAGATGCAGTAATAACATCTTGTATTAAAGTATCAGCAACATCAACACTTTGTTTATTTGTTGCCAATCTATTAAATGCTTGCTTAAATCTCTGTTTACCAAAATCTGCTTCAAAATCTATTTCATATGATTCATAAGTTTTCGTAGTTGTGGTTTCACCATTAGCCGGTTCAACGTTATCCGCTGCCATAAGAAATGCTGGTAGTTCTGTAAATCCCGTACATTTTACAGTCACTGTCCATTCTTGTCCACTCATAGCAACGCTTCCACCTGTTATAAATCCCAAATAATTATCATAATGACCACCAGCTGATTTACGTTTTTCATTAACCGCATCAAATGATTGAAATTGACCAACACTATCACCATTTAATTCTTTAGTATATCCGGATACACCGTTTGCAGTGTTCCATCCCCATTCTAAAAATATTGTATATCCAGGTTCTAAATAGTATTTACACACAGTATCTAATTGTGCTCTTGTATAGCAGGTTATTGAAAATGTTGCTTTTCTAGAAAGTGCACCAGCACCTTCGTCTATTTCAATTGATGTTATATTTGGTTTAGGTCTAAATCCATGAAACTCACCACTGGCAATAATATAATTATTAGACCAAGTAAGCCCTATTGTACCACTCATAGTACCACTACCATATATAGATGGGTAGTTTGCAAATAAATCCCAATTTGGATTTGATAGTATTTGACAGCCGCCACCTACACCGGATGCAACTCTAACCCAAGCATTTAAGTTGGATACTTTATAAATATCCCCTTTTCTAAGAGCTAGTTCGTTTTGAACGTAATCTGCAATATTTGAGAAATTTGGAAATGCTGACATAAACTTTATTTAATTATTTTGTGAAATCAGTTACTATCGCTATATAGTTTAACGGAATTCTTAATACGGTTGCTTCTGGAAATCCTAGAGGAGCATCATGTATATTATTTGCAGATGCTATAATCCACCAAAGAGTTGGGTCTTCGTAATATTGAAATGCTAACGTATCCAATCTATCACCCAATTCGGTCATTACATATACATCATCATCTCTCAATGGAATATTAGGATATATTTTTGGTCTATACACCGTTCTACCATCGTGAGTTTTTTTAGTTTCTAAATTATAATATCTACTTTCCATACGCTTAACTTATATTTTCACTCTTTGCCCAATATTTACCATTTCTTGCGGTCCATCCCTTTCTACAATCATCTATTAATTTTAATTTAACCGCATCAACACCGCTCCACTGTTGACCATTATATGTATAAGTAAAATTTAATGGGTAATCTTCATCATACTCTATTCTCCCATTTGCTGCAATTCTTCCAGTAAGCTTAGTCGAATTGTCATTTAATCGTGCCCTAACCATATATCTAGGTGGCGCTGGTACATCCACTCCAGCCGAGTTTTCAATAGCGGGAGTATTTGTTTGAGCCGGTGTGGTTGCTTGTGCCGGATTATTTACTTTTGCAGCCACCGATACAGTATCCGCTTTTGGAAGTGTTGTATTTGCCGGGGCGGCCGCTTGTGCGGTACTTGTTTTTGAATTCGCATCGGTCGCAGCTTCAGCTTTAGGAATTGCGGTTTCGCTACTTAATATTCTAGTTGTTTCTTTACCATCTTTATCTTTTCCTTTATAAACTTGTCTTGGTAATTTATCAAATCCATACAAATATCCGGCTTCCGTATTACCTCTAGATTCTATTAAGTTTAATGTTACACTCACATCTATGATTTTAGGTAATTTATAATTATCTATTGTAGTCGATTCACCATTTATTTCAAACTTAGCCTTATCATCAATTCCAATAGGCCCAACTTCCCAAGTACCATTATCATCAACTGTATATGAAAGTTGTGAAATAAAACATGTTTTATTTTTATATAAATTACCAATAGTAATCCTAATAAACGGTGCCACAACAGCTATATCGCCGTTATATCCTTGTGGATATGCCAGTGATGTTAAAAAGTTTAATCGTTGCCAAGCCGCTATATGCTGTAATGGCGTAGTTGAATATACTTTAAAATTAAAAGATACACTTCTTTCTATACCAGTATAAGTCCAATATGGAAATGGTGAACCAATAAATTTAGCTGAATCCCAACTTGGCGTTGTGGTTTCAGTAATACCAGATAGAGTTGCTCTAAAATTTACAGATCGCCCTTTGCCGATTGATGTAAATTTTAAAGTTATAAAATCATAATCATCCAATGTATCGGCTCCTATTTTTAATGTATCACCTTTATATTGAGTTTTTTCATTTACAAAATCAGATTGACCATTACTATCAATACCATATTTTGATTTTAAACTTACTTTAGGTGTCTGTCCATCTTTCCTAGATGAATAAGTGTTAATAGTAACCGCTTGTCTTTCCGCTGCTGTTTCACTTGTATTCATTTTTGTAGTCGCTGCATTTAAGGCATCTAATTTGGAAGATAAATCATGTCTTAATGTAATATCAGTCTGTGCCTCATCAACCGTGTCTGAATACATAATTGGTGTAGATGCTTGTTCAGGTGGAACTGCTGGGTTTATATCTCCGATTTTTAACTTTCCGCTTGATATTAAAGTTTGACCTTCCTTTCTAGCCGAAGATAATTTATTTGTTACAGAATCCGTTATAGAAGAAATTTTACCACCTATATTAAATCTAGATGTGTCTAAATTTAGTTTCCCCCCTAAATTCGGAGTAGGTATTGGTAAATCTTTTGGAGTTATTTTTAATTTACTATTTTCTAAAAACTTATTTACCGCATTTGCTTGCGTTTGCTTTTTACCATTTATTTTTTCAAAATGAATACTCGATAAATCATTTCTTTTATAGATATCTTCATCCGATGCATTTACTGTATCTGAGTATTTACCCGAACTATCATATTGTACTTCGGTTGCACTTTTACCTGCTAAATTTTGTGCACCCTGTTTAGGTGCTCCAAATAATTTTTTCTTTATTTCTCCTTTAAGTAAATCTATCCCAGCTCCTAATATTTGGTTGCCAATTTGTTTTGGAGTTCCTTTTGCATTATTTTTTAAAAGTTGTCCAACTAAATTACCTTTTGAATCTCCTTTTATTTTAGCAAGAGTAATCATAGTATCAGGCTCTTTGCCTGATTTGAAATCTGAGTTTAACGAAATCTTTGTTGGTATAGTTGATTCAGGAAATGCAATACCCAATTTACTTGCAATATTTAATCCAAAGTTTTCTGCTTTTTTAAGAAGATTGCCAACAATACCTGCATCTTGAGAATTATTTGTATTAACACTATCCTTCATTATTTCAACAAGTCTAGTGGATTTCTTTTGAAATCTAAATATATCAGTACCATATGTTATTGGCGCTGATAGTGTATTTAAGATTCTCAATCCACTTGTTTCTTCTTCAATTCTACTTTCTCCCTTAGTTGTTGATATCTTTTGTCTAATTGCAGTTGCCGCTTTAAATGACAGACCTAATGCACCCACCGGTGTTGTGATGGGCAAATCTTTACTATTACGAATATCATATTTCGTTTCAGCCGTATTACCATCACTTAATACCTTGGTCCTAAATAGTTCTTCTATTGTTTTACCCATCTTTATTGTTTAGCGTATGAATTTGTACTACTTTTAGCAACCACAGCTGATATTTTTGATGTAACTTTTTGTCCATCCATATGAACGGATATTTTACCAGCATTTAAATCCGCTCTCAATCCTTTTATTTCACTAATTAATTCTGCGGTACTATCCGTCTTTCCTCCACCACCACCTTCTCCACCACCGGTTAAAAATGATAACCCGTTCAATGCCATTAAAATAGGAAGTGCAAGTAATCCCCCCATAGCCACCATTGCTAATGCACCCGCCAACATTGTCAATGAACCGGCTAGTCCTAAAATTGGTAAAAAACTAATTTGAGATAATGCCGCCATTTGTTCAACAATCATTGGTATTGTTGGTGCTAATGCGTTTAATGCACCACCAACCGAATTTAACCCAGCACCGGCCAATATCATAAATGGTGAAGCGGCTCCCAATACAAGCATAGATGCAGCTACTGCTGCCATTCCGATTCCAAATTGTATATATGGAGCAGCTGCAAACGCAACCATACCTGCTGCAAAAATACCCAATGCCGGTCCCAACATATTCATACCAATTGCCACTTGTTGTGAAGCAAGTCCAAATACATAGAATGCAGCCGATGCTACTAATAATGCCGCGGCTCCAACTAATATCATTGGTCCTGCTAAACTTAATAATGCCGCTACCCCGCCCAATGCGGCCATCGCTGCAATACCAATAAATACATTACCCCAATCTATCTTACCACTAAACTCTTGTGCTGCTTTTGCAAATACCCAAAGGGCCGCGGCCATAATTAACATCGCGGCTGCGGCTTGTATTAATGCCGGTCCATTTATTTTTCCCATTTTATTAGCCTTATCTGGATCTGGTGTCGCTCCTCCTTTTATTTTATCCTGTGCAATACCACCCATTTTATCTTTTACAGCACTGGTAGCTTTATCTTTTATCGCATCGGTTGCTTTTCCAGATACCGAATCGGTTACTTTCGCTATTGCCTTTCCTTTTATTAAATTTTTAACCCATTCAAACGCTTGTTTGGCCATACCACCCATATTAATACCCATATCTTTCAACATAGGACTCATCTGACCCATTGCTATTAAACTACTACCAAATGTTTTAGCCATACCAGCCAATGGTCCAGTTACAAATGCTGTAGTTCCTTCCCAGAAAGTACTCCATTTGGAAACACTAGCTTCACCATTCTCAGATATCTTATCAGAATTTGCTGCCATCTTTTGGAACTCATCAACTGATAATCCCAATAGTTCTGCCGCTTTTCTCTTTTGGAAAATATCCATTTTATTAAATGCATCTATACCACCTAGTTGATTCAATGTTTCTTTTACAGCACCAGTCATATTTCCTTCATATGCCAATCCCCTTGCTCTATCTAAGTTAAGTTGCTTACCCATCATAGCCCCCAATTCCATCTCATTATTAATAGAGGTTTCGAAGTCTAATAAACTATCACTTACTTTGGCCATTGAATCCATACTAACACCCATCTTAGCAGCTGCTACTGCGGCAATGGACATGTTTAATCCACCATTCTTACCATATTCTGCAAATGCTTTTGTTGAACCAGCAACATCTTTCATTAAAGAATCAATCGGAACACCAGCGGCTTTACCCAATGCTTTTGTGGTTGCTGCCATATCCATAGCAGTTGAAGCAGACCCATCGTTCATTCTTGCAAAGTTACCAACAACGTTAGCGGCTTCAGCACCACTAATACCCATATTAGTTGCCATTAAATTGGTATTCAACTGAGTAGTAAATGATACATCTTTTAATCCACCAAATTCTTTAGATAATCCTTTTGCCGTTTCTTCCGCATCTTTAAATGCGAATCCTAAAGCAAATGTTGATATTTGTGCCGAATCTACATATCCACCAAAACTTCTAACACTCTTACCCCATTTATCCAAACCAAACCCAACTCCAATAATTGCAGCCCCCAAAGCTCCTTTAAAATTAGATGTTAATAAGCTTGCAGTTTCTAATATACCACCTATCGTATCCTTTATACCGTCATATACCGCTATTTGCTTTCCTAAAAAATCCTTTTGGGCTTTTGTCATTTTCCCATAATTTCTAGCGAGCGTATTTTGTTCTTTTAAATTTTCAATAATTTTTTTATCTTCTTCACTCATATTACCCAAGCTGGCTTGGATTTCTTTATATTCTTGATTTAAAGCAGCATGACCGGCTATATCATCTATTGTTAATTGAGAAATACTTCTATTAATTTCAGCCATTTTATTCAATGAAGCGGTTTGCTCTATTGTTAAATCTTTTGAAGTAAATGTATTTTTAATTCTTTCTTTTTCAAATTTATTTAGATTTTGATATATGCCACTCATACTACCTAGTGAACTTTCCGCACTTTTTAATCCATCTAATCTAGTTTGATTTAGTTTTCTAACTACTTTAAGTTGCTCAGCTGCCAAATCTCTTTGAGCCTTTATTTGAGCGGTCATATCCACACCAGTTTGTAGTGCTTCCTGTTCAAGGCGCTTTTGTTCCTGTCTAGCTTTTGCAAAAGCTAATATAGCTTTTTGTTTTTCTTTATCTAAATTTTCCGCCATTTATGGAATTATTTTGAATACTTTTGTATTAATTTATTAAGAGTATCACTTTCTTTTTCAATTCTTTCCATGGCATCGATTACATCGGGTGGGAATTTATTTTGTTTTGCTTGGTCTAATGCTTTATTTACTGCATTTTGTTTCAATCCATCAAAAAATGCATCAGTAAATTTTTTTGCCGAACTGAATAGACCTTCTTTTATTGGTTGTTTTTCTTTTGACATAGTTTATCCATTTATATTGTATAAATATTGTATAATAAAAAAGTGAGGATTAACGCATCCTCACTTTAGATTTACTTTGAGCTTTTTTCATCTCTTCGGCTTCTTTTTTCTTTAATTCTATTAATTTATTGAAATAAAACCTTCTTAGATATACAGGCATATGGTAAACCTCATACCAATTGAATCCATTACCAAATTGAACCATTTCCCAAATTTGAGAATGAAGTTGAGATTTATAATCAGTTGGAAGGGTAAAAAAAGTTAATCCCGAAGGGTATATCCAGCGCCTCCGATTCACCAGTTATTTGTGATGTAAATTGGAATGTCAAATCCATATCAGGACTAATTTCCTTAACATACTTTCTAAACGCTTTAGTATCTTTTGCTAAAAACCCATTAACAACCCATCTATTTATAAATCCTCTATCAGTATTACCATCAATCGATTTAATCATATATTTCAATCTAGTTGTCACATCAAATGAAGATTGTGAATTTTTATTTAACTTTTCTAATGCCTGAGTTTCTTTTGTTATTTCTTGCTCATCACCGTGTGTAAGTAATTTAAATTCAATTTCTTTACCATCTGAAGGTAATGTGAATTTATATGAATTTGTAGAACTCAATACATCAGTATCAATATCTTTCGTTTGTACTTTACCCAAATCAATAGTTACTTTTTGAGTTTCTAATGTAAATGGGTCAGTTAATTCCACTTCGTAATCCGCACCATATCCTAAAATACGAGTTGCTAATAAAATAGCATTCTTATCACCAAGGTAAATATCATTCGTATTTACACCAGGTTCAACTACAACCGATTCAAATAGTTTATCTAATACAATACCTTTTTTAATAAGGTTTTGAGAAGCTAAGATATCTTCTTCTCGTGCTGTCATATATTTTATCTCACAAGTACCCTTTCTTAAAGGATGTCCTTCAGGATATACTAATCCTTGAGATGGTAATTCAATAACTTCCGTTGGGAAATCAATTTGTTTTGGTGCTGTTTGCATTTGCACCTTAGATGTATTTGTCATTTCTGCCATAACGATGTTTATTTTGTTTGTATATATAAATACATAGAAATTAAAAAATTAGAAAGCATAAAAAAGGGGATACTTTTGATATCCCCTTATTTTTATTATTTTTAGATTAGAATTCTAAGATTGCGTAATCATAAGATAGTGTTAATTCGATTGTTGCAACTTCATTTGAATCAAATGATAAATCTCCAAAGTTTGCTTGAGAGATAAATGCACCTTTCAATTTCCATTGTTCAATCTTATCACCAACTGGTCCTAATAGATAAAAATCAATATCTTTCTTATAGAAATCAGCGTATCCATCTCTACCAGTGATTGATTCATGTCCTAAACGAATCCACTCCATTACCGCTTGTGCTCCAGATGGAACGATTGGGTCATAAAGTGTGATAGTGATATCTTGCCACTCACCTTTACCTTTTAACTTTCTCTTTACGTTGATATGGTCTAAAGTTACGGTTTCAAATTGAATTGTAGGTCTATTTGCTGCCTTTACAAGATATGAAGGGATAGTATCTATCTCCATCACATATCTATTTTTCATTTTGGGTTCGAAGTTCGTATAGAACATCTTATCAAACTCTAATATTTCTGCCATTTTTTATTCCTTTTATTTGTATTAATAAATATCTACTTTATTGATTTTCGTATTATGCGTTAAAACTTGCTCCAGTTGGTAAGATGTTGAAATCAATTACTATGAATTCAGCCGTCTTAGCTGGTTGTAAGAAAATTTGTCCTGCTAATATGTTTCTATCAATTACGTCCGGTGTGTTGTTACTCTCGTCCATTACAACTCTGAATGCGTAAAGTCCTTGTCTTTGTTGAACTGCCTCTAAGTAAGGGTTCACAGTGTTTAAGAATCTTTGACGAGTTGTAGATGTATTTTGTTCGAATATTAAATAACGAGATGTAGATGCGATAAACTTCTTAAGAGTAATAAGTAATCTTCTAACATTGATTCTATCTAAAGCAGATGCCTTATCTTGCAATGTTTTTTGTCCGAATGCTACAATACCTTGTCCTGGGAATGCCGCAATTGGATTTACTTTGTTCTCATATAGAGTATCTCTTTCAGAATGTGTTAATCTATTCAACACACTAACTGCTCCAGTGATACCACCTCTATTCAAACCAGCTGGTGCGAACCACTCAGCCGCCAATCTATCGTTACTAGCAAATACTGCCGGTAATAATACTGATGGAGGAACTGATGTTAATTTGTTAGTGTTAGTGTCAACAGTTTTAACCCAAGGGTAGTAAGTTCCAACGTAGTTAGAATCTACTGCGTTTGCTTCTTCAGTTGCTTCAGTAATTGTTGCATTGTAATCTACAAAATCAGCAATATAGAAACAATCTTGTCTATCTTCAACCATATCTATTACTTTTGTAGTAATAGCAGGGTGTTTAGAACGGATGATACCCGGAGTTACAACTAAGTTGATATCCCACTCATCTGCGTTTGATACAGCGTTGATTGCTTTTGTATATGCAATTGAACCAGAAGTTAATGATGTTGCACAATTGAATCCTTGTGTATTTGAATTACCCCAATCAGTATCACCTGCTTTAGCTTTTATGATTGTTGGATTCATACCATCAAATCCTTCTTGGAATGCTAATATAAATTGTCTTTTAACCATATCACTTGCCGCAGAACCTGTCATTTGATATCCTAATTGAGAATCAAATGCAAATGATACGTTTGAACCAGTTTCAGCTGAAGCCGGTATTGGTTTCAAATATTGTAAATTATCCAATTTAACAGCGGATGTTTCAAAATCAAATCCACTATAATAAATTGGAGATGATGATGAGTTGCCAATAGAATTAGTTTGGTATGTTACTGCAGGTATTAAAAGTGATTCTGCATTATCAGTTGCTTTAATTGGGTTTGTATATGCTCCATGTCCAAATGGTGCTGCTGAAATTGGGAATGAACCCGGTGTTGATACAACTACTCTTACATATTTTGATTTGTTTGAATAATCGCCATTTTCAGTTATTTTACCAGCATTGTCGATTGTATTATATCTATCACCAATTCTTCTAGCTATATAGTTAGGAGATGCTGCATCTAAATTTACATTGTTAAATGTTTCAACTACAGTCTTTCTCTTATCAGTATCATTAAATGAACGTATTGTTACCGTAAACGTAGAATAATCAGTTGAACCATCTTCACCAGCTGCCTTTACATTAGAAATACCGATTTTGAATTTAGTATTATATAATGTACCATGTCCTAAAGTTACAAAGTTAAATAAATCGTATCTTTCACCACTAATTAATTGAGATTTAACGGTTGGAGTTTGTGCTTCAGTTGCATCGTTTGCGAAATTCTGAGTTGGTAATACCACTCTAGTTATTACGATGTTGTTTCCAGCAGAACCAGTATAATATCCAGCTACGTTTTCAAAATATGAATATGCGTATGCTGTTTTTGCTCCAAATGGAGATTCACCAAATACATCGGATAAATCGTTTGTTGCTGATGGTAGGATTGATGCTGATACGTTTACTCCCGCAGTTAATGTGTTGATTACAAATGAACCATCGGTTGCATCATTGCTAACAACAGTTGCTCCGGTAAAACCAACTCCTTCATCACCTGCTTTAGTTGAATGCAATAAACCAATTAATTTAGTACCTACTGATTGTAGGGATGAACCCGATGCGAATATCGCTAAAGGTGCTACTTGTTGGTAACCACCAATTCCGCCTACTCTTACGATAGTTGCACTACCAGCTTCTCTTAAATAATTTTGTACTGCATATTCAGTATAATAAGTTCCATCAGGTGTTCCGAAAATTTCTTCGAATTCTGATTGTGTTCTAACAATTGTTGGGATAAACGCCGGTCCTTGTTTAAAAGGTCCTATAAACGCTGCTCCAATTTCACCTACCCCTTGCGATAAGAAGGAAAGGTCATTTTCTCTTGTGAATACACCGGGTGATACGATTCTTTCTGCCATTTTATTTGTGCTATTTGTATTTTTAAGTGTGTATTAATTATTACCTACATTAATACTCATATAAATATAAAGAAAATATCCAAAACACAAATTTATTATTAAATCTGCACTTTGGATATTTAAAATTTAGTTTCGATTAAATTAATCAACCGGAGCTGGTTCATTAACAGTAGGAGCTACTGTACTACCAGATATAGGTGACCAAGGCAAGTCTGCTTCATTAACTTCAAGCTTAGTCCATTTTTTACTAGCTATTTCTTTTTGAATTTGTCCATTGATATGCTCCATATAATTACTTGCAGCACCACCACTTACGTGATTTTTTACCCAACTAAGTACTTGCTCTTCTGTCAAAGAACTATATTCGGTAAAACTACCTGTGTTAATTTCCGAAATTTTAAATGGAGTTGCTCCACTAAATGTTCCAAAATTACCATCTTCATCCGTACCGGTTAGTTTCCATTGTGTACCAACAACCGCATCGCTGATATTGTCAGCGTTTTGCTTTTTAAGGCCTGTTAGTTTCCATTCGTATGTTAATCCCATAATATTGTGTTTTATATTGTATAAATATATTATTTTTAAAAAATAATTATTATCTATTGTTAGTTAAGATTTTCAACATTTCTTTAATTTCAGAAATATCGTTCTTTTGTTTGTCAATTATAACCTGTTGTTCTTTAATAGCTTCTACTAAAAGTGGAACTAATTTATCATAATCGATTGTTAAATAGTTTTCACCACTCTTAGAACCTATCACGTTACCTTCCGAATCAAATTCAGTATCAAATGGCGCTAATGTTACAATTTCAGGAAGTATTCTTTGAACTTCTTGTGCTGAAAGACCCAATTGTACTTTTTCATCGGTGTATCCTACTGATTTTGCCAAATCATTGTTCACATAATAGAAACCATTTAATTGAGAAATCTTTTCTATTGGGTTTTCAATCTTGCCAACTTTTGTTTTTAATCTTTCATCAGAATAGTAAGCGATGATATTTCCCTGACAGAATACCCATTCGTATGCGTATAATTGGTTTGCATTAATTCTAAACATACGAGAACTACCATCACCATCCATATAATATCCCGTATTGTTATTATCATAGAATAACGGACTTCTTATAGAGCCATCCGCTTGGAAATATCCATATTGGAATCTATGATAATCACCACCCCAATAATACAACCAACTTCTACTATTATCATGTATACCAATGTTATCACCACCGGTACTCATTAAACAGTGTCTAGAACCAATACCCCAACCTTGCCAGCCATTTCTACCACCATCGTAAGTTGTATAGTTACCATAAGAATTTCCACCACATTCAGCTGCCCATATACCTCTACCATATGATTGGTTATACAATCCAGTACAACCATAGTTTCTCCACCATCCGTAGTTATAACCCTGGTCTATGTATATTGCGCTTAAACGAGAATCACCATTAGGGTCACTATAATATCCAGTATTATTTGCATCATACATTATATATGCGTACAATGTATATCCAGGATTAGAACCACTCATTACGAATTCTAACCATCCAGATGTACCACCACCCCATTTACCTCTTGCCCAATATCTATTTGCGGTTGCATCACCGGCACCTACCATCATCCAACCATACGCCGCACCACCATCCGATGTTGCATAGTGTTGACCGGATACAATACCTTGAGCGTGAATGTAACCACCACCTTGAGGGTGACCAGTTCCACCACCCCAAATATCCCATCCAGAAAAACCAGCTTTCCAAGCATTATCCCAGTTTCCAGCAGATGTTCCCCAACCGAAAGTACCTGTCCAATAGTTAGTATCACCAGTATAATCAAATCTAGGGGTATTCCAATGATAACCCCTATTTATCGCGGCATGTGTTCTTTGTGCAAATCTACTTAATTGTGAAGTACCATTAGGGTCTAAATAGTATGAAGTATCATCTCTATCGTAAATAAAGTTTGTTCTTATCTCATAAAGATACGTTCTATTTCCAGAATAGTGGTTGATATAAGTTTCATATCCGTTTTGGCAATCTAAGTGTAAGTTACCATTAGTTGTCACAACAGATGCGTATGAGTTAGGTCTACCATTAGAACCAACATAAAGATATGCTCCCCAAGTTGGGTTAGGTCCATGTAGAGTACCGCCTCTAATTCTTAAAGCAGAATCCGATGTTGAGTTAGGGTCTAAATAATATCCAGTATCGTTACTATCGGCATAATACCCTGCATATAAAGGTCCACCACTACCATCATTACGGTCATGCATTGCAACAGTACACCAACCGCTCCAACCACTCCAAGCACTTCTAAATCTTAAGTTACTTATCGGTCCACCAACCAACTGCCAACCAGTGTTATTATTTCCACCAGCCGCATAATGGAAAGCTTGTGTACCAACCCAATGCGATGTACCACTCGGCTGATTACCTGGGTTTGACCAAGAATCAATAAAGCCTGAACCCCATCCCGCTACTGAGTTCATATCAGTAGTTCCCCATCCCATAGAACCTATCCAATAATTAGTATCTCCAGTATAATCATTTCTACGGTAGTTACCTTTACCGGTCAATCCAATTCTCATTTTACCATAATCGGTCAAACCTTGCCAGTTACTATCACCATTACCATTGAAATAGTATCCAGTATCGTGGTCATAGTAAATAGGTGACCTCATATCACTTCTTGCCCAAACTGTGCTTGTAAGTGCTGCGTATGTTAAACCATTAACCATTACTAACAATCCGTGGTCAGTCAAATAACCAGCTTGTCCGCCGGCATTAGGATGTGACCAAGATAATCCATATAAGTTACCAGGAGATGTACCATCAACAGGAAGTCTCCAAGAAGTACCCATTGAGAATATACCCTGATATCTAGTTGATGTATAAACTCCAAAAATAGTTTGTCCGTAGTTATAATCCAAATAAATGTGTTCGTTTGAATCAACTCTAATACCACCGTTTGATAATACATAACTTAATCTAGCAGTACCAGCTGGGTCTACATAATATCCAGTATTGTTTGAATCATAAAATATTGGTGCTCTTAATGAGTTACCACCAGTTGCATAGTTATTAAAATATACCGTATTATTTGGGTACATTTCCATATTAGTAACTCTAGTACCGGATGTATTCGTGTTATAGAAATACCAATCACCAGCTGAAGTAAACCTCATATATGCTTGTCCCTGCCCCGTATTTATTCTATCAAATCCACCAGGACCACTACCATTATTATGTACGTTAAATCCAAAACCACCATCATTCCAAGTCACACCAGGTTCAGATACCCACATTTGTAAATAAGATGGTACACCAGTACCCATTTCATTTCCTCTAGCAATAATTCTAAGAGATGAATCGTAGTGGCCACCAGCTACTTCTAATCTACCTCTTAAATAAGATGTACCATTAGGGTCTATATAATATGCAGTATTTTGGGCATCATACATTATATTAGCTTGGAAACTTTGTGCCCAAGCAGTACTACCATTATCCCATCTTAAGTTCCAACCAACAATAGAGTTACCACCACCATAACCCAATCTCCAGTCATTTGCAGATACGTTACTAATCATACCCCAATAGGTAGATGCGTTATTCATCATAAATGAACCATTGTTATTATATGCGTTATGTTGAATAGAGTTTCCGTTTGCAACAACTAAATAAACAAGGTTTGTTGTACCAGCTGCATTCACATAATATCCAGTATTATCCGAATCGTAGTATATTGGTGAATATAATGCCGCGGTTGAATATATAGCTCCAGTGGTGTAAATACCACCATTCATTTGTAATCTAGTATAGGTACTACCATTGTTTCTTAATGCAATAACATGCGGGTCACCAGGTAAGAATGTACTACTAGCATATTCATATCCTAATCCGTACATATTACCAATTGGCCAAGACTCACCGATTGTCCAAATTACTTTAGAAGCAGTTCCGGTTGAATTATAACTACCCATCATACCACCTTCGTTACGGCTTACTAAATAGTTATCATAATAATGTCTACCATAATTGTATGATACGTTCATTACAGTAGTACCATTTCCATCAAAATAATAACCAGTATTATCTTGGTCATAGAATATAGGTGCTCTAAATGAAGATATTGCATATCCAATTCCATCGATACTCCACCCACCAACGGTTTGTCCATATGTTGTATTATAAAAATGGAAACCAGTAATACCAACTAATTGAGATGTTGTTCTTAAACCAACATACCATTGTGCATATGTATTTCTATAATTCCACATTGCTTCAAGAGCTCCATCAGAATAAATTTGTGGATATTGATGTACTCCAGATGAATATATTTGTATAGAGTCACCTGGACTACCTCCCGATGGACGTACTTGTAATCTTCTAAGAACAGACGTATTATCACCATCTATTCTAAATGTAGTATCATCACTATCATAGTAGATTGGAGAATACATTGCCGAAGTAGCCTGAATTGTTGTACTTCTAAATCCACTTAAATTGCTAGATATATATGAGTAGGAATCTGATTCTATTGCTGCAGTATATCCTTCCGCAACATCCATTACTCCACTATAATATGAACCATTTTGTATTTTACGAAGAACAACCTGTCCATAAGACCAACCAGATGAACCGTTACCAATTACGATACAATATTTACCATCTTTAACACCAACTCTAATTGGTTTATCGGTATATCCTACAAGAGTTGCTCCGAAATTATACCAAGCACCATTCCAGTTATGTCCACCAACTATTACAGTACATGCATTATTTCCGTTATATTCATAAATGTCAATAACCGCATGTATCATTCCATAGTTACTAGTATTACCAGGAAATTTAATAACAACTGCTCCAGTTGTACTACTGCTGGCTCCCCAAACTGCGTAAGGTCTACCTACTAAGTTATTTTGTTTTATACCACCTGCTATTCTTAATGAAGTTGCACTTGTACCAGGATCTAAAAAATATCCAGTATCAGTATAATCTCTGAATAGTGTTCCTCTAACTTCTTCCGATGCTACTATACGAGATGAAATCGATGCTCTAAAAGAACCATTGTTTATTATTAACAAACCATGGTCATTCAAATTATTCGCACCACCCAAACCACCTGCATTTGGATGAGACCATGCGATGCCATACATATTATTAGTTGCCAATCCATTTACCGCCATTTTATAAGAGTCACCCATAGCAAATACGGCTTGCAATCTAACGGAATCATAATTTCCAACTATACCTTTTCCAAAATCATCAAATACAATATTTCTTCCATAAGTAATTCTCGCAGCATCTCTTGTATCATGATAGTGAATTAAAGAATCGGTGCCGGCATATCTACTATATCGATATACATTATACGCACTATCCCAATACCATCTATCACCATACCAACCACTACTATCTTCACCAAAACGGAATTCAGCATCTCCACTATCACTTGCACCGACATATAGAGTATCATTAACCCAAGTTAAATCACCACTACTATTACCCAAATAACTATTGTAGAAAGTTCTAAAGTGGTTATCACCATCGTTGAAACTTGCAACAGCAACACTATTTGCTATATTATAAAATTGAGTACCACCGTATGAATGATGAGAACGAAGTCTTATACCAGTATAAAAATGTATATGTAATGGTTGTGTCCAAGCACCTGCCGGCTTACCAATATAATAGTTAAAATCACTAGTTGTATGAAAATCTATACCTCTAAATGATGTAGTTGATATTGATTCATTATTATTTGTATAACCAATATTAACGTAGTTACCAGTATTAAGATTATCTACATTTATTGTACTTGCCTTTGAAGTTCCAGCTGGATTTATATAAAAAGTCGTATCATTTCTATCGTATAGAGAATCCGCATCTATTCTACCCATCGTATGATTGGCAAATGTAGATGGAGTACCCGCGTTCCAAATATATGAAGTTGGAGTTCCACCTAAAGCCGCGCGATAATTAATATACATAGAACTTGCAGTGCCCCCAAGCGTTATTTCATTACCCGCAGATGTTATACTAAAATATCCTCCATTTGTATCTATATAATTCGATGCACCATCAATTTCTACTTTACCAAATCTTACAGTATCAGTTGTACGAACATTTTGGTCCATCGCATATAGTTCGTTAGCACCTTGTCCGGTATTTACGGTTGCAAATGTTACACCATCCGTAGTTCTTACGTTTTGGTCCATTGCATATAATTCGTTAGCACCTTGTCCGGTATTAACCGTAGCAAAAGTTACTGCATCCGTTGTTCTGATATTTTGGTTCATTAAATAAACTTCAGTTGCACCTAATCCAGTATCTATTGTACCACTAAGAACTACGTTACCACTTACGTTTACGTTATCATCAAATGACCATCTATCATTTCCCTCATCCCAAATAAATTGTTTTGTTGCTGCATTACCTCTCTTAACTTCTATACCAGCATTTTCAGTTGGTGTAGTTGATGCTCCAATATCTGCGTTAAGTGTAATGATATTATCACCTACATTTAAAGTTGTTGTATTAATATATGTTGTAGTACCACTAACAGTTAAGTTACCACTAATTGTAGCATCTCCAGTTACCGTCAATGTACTACCATCGAATTTTAAATTTGCTTCAACAGTTCCGTTTGGTGCAGTTCCGTTTAATGTAATTACACCATTATCAGTTGTACCAGTTAATGCTAATAAACCAGAAGTACCTGATGTACCGCGTGTTCCAGATGTTCCAGATGAACCACTTGTACCAGAAGTTCCAGAAGTTCCACTTGTACCGGAAGTTCCTGCCGAACCACTTGTACCAGAAGTTCCCGATGAACCGGAAGCTCCTGATGAACCAGAAGTTCCTGATGTTCCGCTTGTTCCTGATGTACCAGAAGTTCCTGATGTACCAGAAGACCCACTTGTTCCAGCTGAACCTGATGTACCAGAAGTTCCACTACTTCCCGCCGAACCACTTTCTCCAGATGTTCCGCTACTTCCTGATGTACCAGATGTTCCTGAAGTTCCTGAAGTTCCTGATGTACCAGAAGTTCCGCTACTTCCTGCCGAACCACTTACTCCGGATGTTCCAGATGAACCACTTTCTCCGGATGTTCCAGATGAACCACTACTTCCAGCTGAACCACTTACTCCAGATGTTCCTGAAGTACCACTACTTCCACCGGTACCACTTACTCCAGATGTTCCTGAAGTACCGGCCGAGCCAGATGAACCTTGTATTCCATCCGAACCACTTGTTCCAGAAGTTCCAGAAGTTCCAGAAGTACCTGAAGTACCTGAAGTACCTGCCGAACCAGATGAACCTTGTATTCCACTTGCACCAGATGTACCAGCTGAACCTGATGTACCAGCTGAACCCGAAGTTCCTGATGTACCCGAAGTTCCTGATGTACCAGCTGAACCACCGGTTCCACCTGCACCGGTTACTCCCGAAGTTCCTGATGTACCACTAGAACCACTACTTCCACTACTACCATCCGCTCCACTCGTTCCACTTGTTCCACCACTACCATTCGTACCACCCAATCCACCGGCTCCAGTTATACCACCACTACCAGCAGTACCACTTGTTCCAGAAGTTCCAGAAGTTCCAGATGTACCTGCCGAACCAGTTGTACCGGCTGTTCCACTTATACCAGAAGACCCGGTTGAGCCGGCAGTACCAGTTGTACCACCACTTCCCGAAGTTCCACTAGTACCACTTGTCCCAGCTGAACCAGATGTTCCTGATGAACCATCTTCTCCACTTGTTCCAGAAGTTCCTGATGTTCCAGAAGTTCCAGATGTACCAGCCGAGCCCGTTGTACCTGCAGAACCTGTACTACCTGAAGTTCCGGATGTTCCGGATGTTCCGCTTGTGCCAGAAGTACCCGATGTGCCATCGATTCCAGATGTTCCCGATGTACCAGACGTTCCGGATGTACCTGATGTGCCAGACGTTCCAGAAGTACCGGCAGAACCCGTACTACCAGAAGTTCCGCTTGTTCCTGAAGTTCCCGAAGTTCCTGATGAACCACTACTACCGGAAGTTCCTGATGTACCAGAAGTACCAGAAGTACCTTCACTACCAGTTGTACCAGAAGTTCCTGATGTACCAGACGTACCAGAAGTTGCTGCTGCAAATTTAGTTCCTATCTTTCCCGTTGCGGTATTAATAACCAATACTTCGTTTGTTACATTATCAGCTTGGAGGCCGGTAACAAACATAGAACCTGAAATTGCTACACTACCAGTAAATTCTTGTTTATCGAGTTGAGAATCGCCAAATTTATTTGAACCAGATGAATATATTACAGATGATGAAATGTATGTTGTATGTATTTCAGTAGATGTTATTTTACCAGCTACACTAATATCTCCTTTGAAAATACCACTTCCAGTTACTATTAAAAAATCATTTACAGTAACGCCAGTATTAACTCTTAATCCTTGATTTGGTGAAATTTGTGCTACTACTGAACCTGATTTTAATCTATCTATATCGCCAATTGATGCCGCACTAATATTAAATAACCCACTACCATCTCCTCTAAATAAAGATGCGGTAATAGAACCACTAACTTGTGTATTTGCGTTTATTTGTAATGAAGACCCACTAGTTACTCCAATTAAATTTGTTTGTATTCCGGAAGCACTAAAGTTTCCTACAACATTTACAGATTCCGATGATGCATTTAATATAGATGCTCCACTCACAAAAAGTGATACACTATTTACACTAGTCTGATTTAACCCATTAGGACTTTTTCCGTTAAACTCCATTTAATATATCTTTTTATTATGTCAATTCTAATACCGAAACAATTACATCTGCTGAATTTGCTAACGAAGATGTTACCGAAAGAAAATCCGTTGCTTCTAATACAATCTTTTGTTCACCACCTACCATTATATTTGAACCACCTTGTACTATCAAAGCATCCTTTACCAAATATACACATTTATTTCCAGAAGTATCTCGCATCATTACACTTACTGAAATATTTTGTGATGCTGCATTTGCCACATTCACACCGATTATTGTTGCAGAAGTTGCAGCTGGAGATTCATATACTTTAACACCGTTTGTCCCGATTGAACCTGTTATACTATTTTTAAATGTATTTGCCATTTTTATTTATTTTTATCCTAATGCTATTGCAAAAGCTATTGCTGAATCTAATACGTTTACACCGTCCACTAAATACCCACCCGCAGTCAAATTCATTGAACCAGTCATATTAATTGAACCACTAACCGATAATCTATTAGTTACATCTAAGTTAGCAAATGATGCTTGTTGCACATCAATTGTACCCTTAAATGAACCGGTTAAAGAACCCGTAAATGAACCACTTAAATTTGCGTAAGCAGATGAAGCTTGTGTAATTGAACCCGAAAATATTGGACTATGTATAATCATCTATATCTATATACTTTTTGTTATAGGTATAAATATAAAATAATTTCCTTTTAAGGTTTCACAGGCCAGTTAATAGAAAAAGGATTGGATTGTGTTGTAATATTTCGTAATGCTTGTCTATATAGTGTCCAAGCCTCTTTTGTTTCGGATGGGATATCAGATAATTGTGTCCAATCACATTCTGTCAATAATTCATTTCTTTGAATTCGTATTGTTTCCCATTGATTTTCTATTCGATATGAAATTTCTTCTGATGTAGCGTCCGTTTCTACCCAACTTTTATAATAAAACCCATCAATTAAAGTAGGAGTTCCTTCCGTAATATTTTTTGTATAGTCAACTGGTATTGGGGTTGGTTGAACTACATACATATCCCACTCAATTAAAGATTCATCAGTAATAGTTGCAGGAAGACTTACATTTGGATATGCTCCTCTTAATTCGTTAATAGTATATGGATAATTAATCGTATCGTTTATAATTCGTAAGTACATATTATTTAAAGTTTATAGGTATTGATGCGAAATTTGTTAATCCAGTACAATTATTAAATGCATCAGTTCCAGCTGGTGCAGGTACTCTATTCCACAATTCAGGAGCGGTACCTGTTAAAGCATTTGTTGTGGAACTCATGTTATATAAATTACTAAAAGTTGTTACTGCTGTATTATATGTAAATTGTAAAACATCAACTATTGCTCTAGAATTTCTAAATGTTCCAGAAAAACTCGTCACATTTACATTTTGGTCAAATAATGTTAATGGTACTGTTGTTAGAGCTTGGCATGCAAAGAAACAAGATGCAAATGATGTTGCCAAAGGAACATTATCAAATAATCCAGTTGGTATTGATGTTATTGTTGGTATTGATGCAAATGTACTACTAAATGTTGTTGCTTTTGGTGAATAATCAAATATATCCGAAGGTATTGATGTTATTCTAGTACCATTCATAAAATTAGAAAAAGTAACTATCTCATCTAAACCAGTATAACCACCTACTGCACTCAATGATGCACTTCCAGGTATCGCTGTTAAGTTTGAACAACCATAAAAATTTACACTTCTTAATCCAACAATTCCCCATTGAACTAATTCAGTTATAAGAGTTCTAATTGCCGAATTATTATTTACTGCAAAACCTGGCATAAATCCAGTTATAGTTACGTTATATGTTCCGGGACTAGTATAAGTGTGGATTCTATTTACGGAATTCGATACAGTTATTAATGGAGAACTACTACCATCACCCCAATCTATATATAACGATGGTGTCAATCCACCATAATCAATCAAAGGACACGTAAATACAGTACTTGCAGTTGTTGTTGTAACTTTAAATACAAAGGGAAAAACTTGCGATGAATCTGATGATATCAATCTTCTAAATATACTCATAACTTTATTAACTTAAATTTTTACCGGTTACAAATCCGTAATACGAACCACCACCATTATAAGTATAGAATACTAAAACATCTACACCGGATGATGTTAATATAGGAGCAATTCCGCCTACCCAATCAATTTCAGCTGGCCATGTTATAGAATATGAGCCCGCATTTACAACCACTAAAGTAAACCCAAATGCGTTTGATACTGGTGGATTTGAAAATGCAATCGTAGATGTACCATTAAATTGTCTTCTAAAGTTATTTGCAGTTGATAGGTCAAATGTTATGCTTCCTCCAGTTCCTTGGTCTGAATATGTTTCTCTAAATGTTGTAGAACTTATATAGGTAGAAGATACTATATTTCCCGTTACAGATAAATTAGTACCATCAAACGTTAAATTAGATTCTACTTGAGAACCAACTGGACTATCTATATAAGTAAGTACTCCATTATTAGTTGTTCCCGTAACTGGGAATCCGTTAGTACCCGATGTTCCCGATGTTACACCAGGAACAGATGTACCACTCGTTCCTCCGCTTCCACCGGTTCCGTTAATTCCAGAAGTTCCTGATGTACCAGATGAAAATCCCGGAGCGTTTGTTCCGGAAGTTCCTGCCGAACCACTTGCACCACTTGTACCGCTTGTGCCAGATGAAAATCCTGGTGCGTTTGTTCCAGATGTACCAGCTGCACCATTACTACCACTACTACCACTTACCCCAGAAGTTCCCGAAGTTCCGGATGAAAATCCCGGAGCGTTTGTTCCAGAAGTTCCCGAAGAACCATCTGCGCCAGCTGTACCCGTAGCACCATTTGAACCCGATGTACCACTACTTCCAAACATTGTACCATTAACACCAGATGTTCCAGAAGTTCCAGAAGTTCCTGATGTACCATTAACTCCATTTGTTCCATTTTCTCCAGATGTTCCCGATGTACCACTCTCTCCACTCGTACCACTACTTCCAAACATTGTACCATTAACACCAGATGTTCCAGATGTACCGGATGTGCCACTGCTACCATTTTCACCAGAAGTTCCCGATGTACCGGATGTACCAGAAGTTCCACTACTACCAAACATTGTACCATTAACACCAGATGTTCCAGAAGTACCCGATGTACCAGATGAGCCACTAACTCCCGATGTACCAGAAGTACCAGAAGTTCCTGATGTTCCGCTACTACCAAAGAATGTTCCGTCAAATCCTGAAGTTCCTGATGTGCCAGATGTTCCAGATGAACCACTGGCCCCCGATGTTCCGGATGTTCCGTCCGTTCCAATTAAACCACTCGTTCCACTACTACCAAAGAATGTTCCGTCTAACCCAGAAGTTCCACTAGTACCAGATGTACCTTCTATTCCAGATGTTCCAGAAGTTCCATTAGTTCCACTTTCACCACTAGTACCACTACTGCCAAAGAATGTTCCATCAACTCCAGATGTTCCAGAGGTACCAGAAGTTCCAGAAGTTCCAGATGAACCGGCACCACTCGTACCACTACTTCCATCCGCACCACTTGTCCCACTTGTTCCAAAAAACGTTCCATCTGCACCTGAAGTTCCGGATGTACCACTCGTTCCATCAGTACCAACTCCAGAAGTTCCACTTGTGCCGCTTTCACCAGATGTACCACTTGTACCACTACTTCCAAACATTGTACCATCAACTCCAGATGTTCCAGAAGTTCCTGATGTTCCAGATGTACCAGATGTACCATCACTACCAGATGTTCCTGAAGTTCCATCAGTTCCATTTATTCCTGATGTACCACTACTACCAAAGAATGTACCATCTATTCCCGATGTACCACTTGTACCCGATGTACCATCAATTCCAGATGTACCACTCGTGCCATCCGTGCCACTTATTCCACTAGTTCCACTACTACCAAAATATGTTCCGTCTATACCAGAAGTTCCCGATGTTCCCGATGTTCCGCCGCTTCCACTCGTACCAGAAGTACCAGAAGTTCCATCACTACCAGAAGTTCCACTACTACCATTTGTTCCTGAAGTTCCTGATGAGCCATCTATACCACTCGTACCAGAAGTTCCTTCCGAGCCATTAGTACCCGATGTTCCGCTTGTCCCATCAGTTCCAGAAGTACCAGATGTACCATTTGTTCCAGAAGTACCCGAAGTACCATTTATACCAGAAGTACCCGAAGTTCCCTCAGACCCATTTGTTCCTGAAGTTCCACTTGTACCAGAAGTTCCTGATGTTCCATCACTACCAGATGTTCCAGATGAGCCATCTATTCCAGAAGTTCCAGAAGTTCCACTCGTTCCATCAGTACCAACTCCAGAAGTTCCAGAAGTTCCTGATGTTCCATCACTACCAGAAGTTCCCGATGTTCCATCACTACCAGAAGTTCCTGATGTTCCACTTGTACCAGCAGAGCCAGTTGTACCAGAAGTTCCCGATGTTCCGGAAGTGCCATCACTTCCTGATGTTCCAGATGTTCCACTCGTTCCATCCGAACCAGTTGTTCCTGAAGTTCCTGATGTACCATCACTACCCGTTGTACCAGAAGTTCCTGATGTTCCAGAACTTCCTGCCGAACCGGATGTACCAGAAGTTCCTGATGTACCATCACTACCGGTTGTACCAGAAGTTCCTGACGTTCCAGATGTTCCAGATGTTCCTGATGAACCTTCACTACCAGAAGTTCCCGATGTACCACTACTACCAGAAGTTCCACTAGAACCGGCAGAACCAGTTGTTCCTGACGTTCCAGATGAACCGGCTGAACCAGATGTTCCAGAAGTACCCGAAGTACCCGATGAACCCGATATACCATCACTACCGGAAGTTCCAGCAGTTCCCGAAGTTCCTGAAGTACCACTACTTCCATTTTCACCGGAAGTACCAGAAGTACCAGAAGTTCCCGATGTACCATCCGTACCGGCTCCACCACTTGTTCCAGATGTTCCCGATGTACCAGATGTTCCTGATGTTCCCGAAGTTCCGGCACTACCTGCAGTACCAGTTGAACCACTAGTACCACTTGTACCAGAACTTCCACCCGTACCAGATGTTCCTGATGTTCCTGATGTTCCTGATGTTCCTGATGTTCCACTAGAACCTTCACTACCAGAAGTTCCGGATGTACCGGATGTACCAGAAGTTCCTGATGACCCGGATGAACCAGTGCTACCAGAAGTTCCCGAAGTTCCAGCAGTACCAGAAGTTCCAGAAGTTCCCGATGTACCACTTGTTCCTGACGTTCCAGATGACCCACTTGTACCACTAGTGCCCGAAGTTCCAGAAGAACCTTCACTTCCACTTGTTCCAGAAGTACCAGAAGTTCCCGAAGTTCCAGCCGAAGCTTCAGTTCCAGAAGTTCCAGAAGTTCCTGATGTACCATCACTACCCGTTGTGCCACTTGTACCTGATGTTCCTGATGTTCCTTCAGAACCGGTTGTACCAGATGTTCCCGATGTACCAGAAGTTCCCGAAGTTCCTGATGTACCTGCCGAACCTTCCGTTCCAGAAGTTCCAGAAGAACCTTCACTTCCACTTGTTCCAGATGTACCAGAAGTACCAGCCGAACCTTCGGTTCCAGATGTTCCAGATGTTCCAGAAGTACCCGCAGAACCTTCGGTTCCAGATGTACCGGCCGAGCCATCTAATCCAGATGAACCTTGTACGCCTGCTATATTTCTTGTTTCTAATTTCTTCGTTGAACTATTCCAAACTACCACATTCTCCGATGAACCAGAAACTAATGTTCCTATTAATACACTACCACTAACTCCTAAACTACCACTAATAGTTAAATTAGCGTTTATATTACTATCTTTATTTACTTGTAAAAATGATGCTGTATTTACCCCTTCCGCATTTAAAGCGTATAGAGCGTATGATGCAGTGAATGCTAACGATGCAGTTTGTGCAAATAACACACTCATTGAAGAAGTTTGCGAACTAAGTAAATCACCAGCACCAGCACCACCACCACCTCCTAATATGGTTACCAATACCCCATCCGAACCAGACGATATCACATTAACACCAGAGCCAGTAAAATGAATTTTTCCTACTTGTGCTTTTACCAATGAACTGGTTTGGTATATAAATAATTCAGTACCACCACCTTGTCCTGCATTTAATGCGTATGATGCCGTTAATGCGTAAGAAGAACTTACCGCCCTAAATACAGACATCGAAGCTGTTTGAGAATTTCTTACAAAATTTTCTAAATCACCCAAAGCTGCTAACGATGCGGAATTAAATCCAACAATACTTTCAGCTACACCCGCTCTAACTGCATATGAAGCCGATAACACATTACCAATTACTCTATCACCAGGTATCGTACCATTTACCAACGAACCACCGCTACCAATTACAGCATGCCCACTTGTCAATCCACTAAATGTAATCTTTATAGTATTTTCATCAATCGATTCAACGGTGGATGGTATAATTTGTGCTTCCGAACCAGTAGCGTAAACTTGCACCATTGGATAAAGTATTTCCAAATTGTGTACAATAGTTATTTCACTTGCATTATTAAATGAAACGGTTTCAGTTAATGACGTTTCAGGTTGAGGGATAAAATATCCTCTATTTTCATCATATCTTAAAATATCATATTCTACAGATGCAGTAGGTCCTAGTCCTTGGAAGTTATAAGTTCCTAAAAATGAACCACTAATTAATGGAGAGAAAATATAACTACTACCAGTTATACTATTTGCTCTTAAATTTCTATCAACATACGAATCTCCCCAAACAAATGAAGATGTATTAACTACAAATCCATTATTAGGTGAAATAGATGCAGTTGCAGAACCACTCTTTAATAAGAATGTTTCAAATGATAAGTTAGCTATATTAATGTTTGTCAAACCACTACCATCACCATAATAAGTTGAACCGGATGATAATAATACATTTCCACCGGTTACAAATAATCCACCACTAACACTTAAATTACCAGAAACAAACGTTCTAGTTCCAATTTCGAATCCTTTGTTTGGAGATATTACCGCTTGAACTGAACCTGATATAATTCTATCCAATTTAAGGTCTTGTAATGCATTAGCAGGGATGTTAAATAATCCCCCACCATCACCTATATAAAGTGCCGCTGTTATTGGTACGTTTACACTTAATTTAGTAGGGTCAATTATAGCAGTACCAGAACCGGAATTGATTTTTTCTAATTCTAAGTTTTCAATCGCATCCGGGGGGATGTTAAATAATCCACCGCCATCTCCATAATAAAGAGATGCGGTTATTGAACCACTAATAGCTACCGATGATGTGAATTGAGATTGATATGAACCAGAAGATACTGCAGTTATTACTTGGAATATTTCACCACTTGTTACAGATGCAGTTGCTGAACCACTTGCGATTAACGGAGCTGCTGATGCTTGTACATTTGTAATAAATCTACCATCTCCAAATAAGAATGTACTTGCTTTAATTGAACCACTAACTTCGATTGAACCGGTAAATTCAGAACCTATTAATGAGCCGGTTTCATTCGTTTTTACTATAAATCTACGTCCACTTGATACCGATGCAGTTGCCGAACCACTTGCTATAAATGGGGCTGCTTGTGCAAATACATTTGTAATATATCTACCATCACCAAATATATAATCTTTTACAACAACTGAGCCACTAACTTCTATTGAACCGGTAAATTCGGACCCAATTTGTTCACCAAGTTTTGTAGTTACTACTTGGAATATTTCACCACTTGTTACAGATGCAGTTGCAGAACCACTAGCTATTAAAGGTGCCGCTGCTGCTTGTACGTTGGTAATAAATCTACCATCACCATAAATGTATTCGGTTGCTCTAATACTACCGCTAACTTCAACCGAACCAGTGAATCTAGAACCAACTTCTGAGCCAGTGAATGGTGTAATTACATTGAACCCATAATCAGGTGATACCGAAGCGGTTACCGAACCGGATTTAATTTCAGTTGATATTAATGCGTCTTGAGTTAATGCCGATTTTGGAATATTTCTTAAATAAGTACCTTCTGCGTAAATGAATGAAGATGAATTTATAAATAAACCACCACTTATATCACTTATAAATAAACTACCACTTATATCAACCGAGCCAGTAAATTGAGAAGCGATTGAAGCAGTGAATATATTACTAAACTCATCAAATGAAGATGTGAATGGAGTTATTACTCTAAATCCATAAACAGGACTTACCGATGCGGTTACTGAACCCGATTTAATTTCCGATGATACTAATGCATCTTCCGTTAGTGCTGCTCTTGGAATATTTCTTAAATAAGTACCTTCCGAATAAATGAAAGATGCGGAATCAATTCTAATGCTTCCACTAAAATCAGAACCACTTTCAAATGATGCTACTCTAAAACCAAAATCAGGTGCTACCGAAGCGGTTACACTACCACTTGCGATTCTAAATGCATCTCCTGTTATGTTTGCAAACGGTATATCAAATAACCCTCTACCACTACCACTAAACATTGATGCTGTTAAATTTCCTTCAACTTTTGTATTACCAATTAATTTTATTTCAGCAGGTATGTATAATGCATCTACTACATTGATTGTACCCGCCATAGATGAGTGTAATTG